TTCGATTTATTACAACATTTCAAATAACTAATTAATTATACAGCTAATATACAACGCATTTACTTATTAACAACAATGTTTATTAAATTTTAACAAAACTTTAACATTTCTTTAACATTTAGTAAATATAATATTGACCCTTATTAGGATTCTCTAATTGTGAAGTGATAGCATACCTCATCGCATCTATACAATGGTTAAAAGCATCTATTGGTTTGTTAAGTGTTTCTCCTTCTTTGTTCTTTAACCAAATGTAGTTCTGTAGTTCTTTGATTAAGTTATGACTTCTATTAGTTATGTATATTTCATTTTGATTGATGAGGTTGATACCATATACTATTGAGTCTTTACCTTTCTTTACTGGTAATACTAAATGACCATAGCTTGACAACTCTGCAATACTTTTAGGTTCTGCTGAATCTGCATATATGATTTCTTTTGCTTGGTGTGTTTTTAGTAAGTTGCTTATTTGACTATTTAGTAATCCTTTTTGGTAGATGACTTCATCAAATATATAAGCGTTGTTGTATTTGTAAAGTGCTATTAAAGTAGAAGGGTCATTAGTATATCCAAAATCCATACCATAACAAAGTAGTCTTGCTTCGTCTGGTAAGTCAATAGGTTTCCAATCTTTTATACAAGCACCTTCTAAACTTCCTATCTCTCCTAGTCCATATACATTCCACCAGTTATTCCAATAGGTAGATGTCTTTGCTTTTTCTTTAGCTTTCTCTATGTCGTTTATAATTGTTTCTGGCAAGGCTTCGTTGTCTAAATACGTAAGCTTTATAAAGTCTGCATCTTCTTTGCCTTGTAGTTCTGTATGCGCCCAGAATGATGAGGTTGGGTTGAAGTCAATCCATATATCGCCAGATGTTCTTATTGCTAATTGGTTGTATGCTTCGTAAGGAATGTTATTAGCTTCGTTTACATATAGCGTGTGTCTTCTTGCTCCTCTTAATTTATCAGCTGATTCAACACTAAAAAACTCTATGTAACTTCCGTTAGCAAACTTATACTTCAGCATTGATTTATTATACTGTACATCGTTATAACGATTAGTCATCATCATAATCTTTAGGAAGTCTTTTAAAGCACCTCTACGCAAATGTGGTATACTTTCACTAACTACGCTTATTTCTAAGTTAGATGATCTTAAAGCTCTATCAATAAGAATAGGTAGTATGCCAAACGTTTTACCAGCAGATGTTCCACCTTGAACTATCTTTTTACGTTTCTTAAGTTTAAGAAGTTTTTTAATTGCAGTTGTTACTACAAACATTAATCAACAATATTAAATAAAGGTTGCTCGGTGTTTAGTGTGATATCTTTTGTTTCTCTTGGTTTACCAGCATAGTAGTGATAGAACATTTGTATAAACTTAAACTCACCTGATTCTATTCCTTTTTTTAAAGCTGCATAAGCTTGTGGTTCTAATGGTGTTAGCCTTTCAATTAACTTTACCTCTTCTGCTTTAGGCTTTCTACCAGCTGTTGTATGTCCTCCGTTGTTTTTCCTTTTATCCATAATTAAAAAAGATTATTATTAATTATTTTTTATATAACAAATATATTGTGTTTTTGTTATTAGTAAGTCTTTAGCATTTTAACCATTGCGTCTATTCTTAGGTTAGCTACGTCTAGTTTTTCTTCAGGTATTTCTTTTATTATTTTAACTAAAGAGTTATATTCTTTTCTTGTCTTAGCGTCTTTGATACTATCGTATTTGCTTTGTAATTTATAGTAGTCTTCTTTTAATGTATTGTATCTGTCTTCTACAGGTATGTATTCTTCGCTATTTTTTATTTTCCTGTATACTTCCATATACTCAGGGTTATATATCTCAAATGTAGGAAACACTTTATTTATACCATGTAATACTGTTGCGTGATTTAATTCAAGAGTATCTCCTATTTCTTTTAAAGATAAATATGTCTTATCTCTACATATTTTAAAGTATATAGCTCTAGCATAGACGTTTTCTCTCTTTCTACTTTTAGCATTTATTTCTATGTTTAGTTCTGTTTCTATTAACTGTTTAATTTGTTGAGTTGTCATTTATTTCGTTTATATGTTTTATTATTTCTAAATATATTAAGAATTCTATGTATTGTATTGCTAAATTAATACCTGCACATTGTAAATACATTTCTTTATTTTCATAGTCGTTTAAGATAATTTTTAGTTCTTCTAAGTCTGTACCTTTTTCGTAATCGTATAATGCAAGGTTGTAAAACTCTTTAACTAAATCTTTATCTTTTTTTTTCATATAGATAATACTTCTTGCAATAAATTCTCTGGTTTAACGTATGAAGAGTTTTTGTATTTAAAGCTTTGTATAATATTATCTAATATATATTGTTTTGTTCTAAAGTTTTCTATGTATGCGTAGTTATTTTTTAATTGTACTAAAATATAGTAATCACATGTTAAATGGTTTTTTATTTTATCAGTAGAACAATTAAATGTATAAGATTTTTTACTTGTTGTTTTAACTTGATATTTAAAACCTTTTTCATCAGCATAATCTATTTTGTTATAATCTCTGTCTGCTTTTTGTTTAAACAATTGTTCGTCATTATAATTTACTTTAAACCAGTGTTCAAATACTTTTTCGCCTATATAACCTACGGATTGTTTTTTTAAGTTATCTGGTATTTTAATTTTTGCTAGATATGTTCTCATTCTGTTCCTGCTATTATATGATCTGTATTTTTTACAAAGTTGTTATTAATCATTTTACCTTTTCTGTTTGCTATTTCTAACCAAGCTCCTTCAATTGCTGATTCTATTTTAAATCCTCCAAGTTCAGATAAAGAAGTTAATACTACAATAATATCTCCAACAGCGTCTGACATTTCTAACTTGTCTTGTTTTAATATTGCTTCTGCTAATTCACCGCATTCTTCTTGAAGTTTTATGTATTGTGTTTTTACATCTCCTTTATCTAGTATGCCTTTATCTTTGGCCCAATTTCTTATTTCGTTAAATTTCATGTTATTTTATTTTTTATGTTATTATATAAATGTAAGTTGTGTGCAAAATGGTAGTAAGTTCCTATCTCAATAGATAACCTCTTAGCAACTAATTCTTGTAACATTGAGAATTGATATTGATCATTACAAAAACCATACCAGATGTCATTAGAACGCATCAAAACTGACATGTTTAACTTATTGTCTAGTATTGTAAACTGTACTGCATAAGTACATGGAGTATCTTTTGTATATGATCCCCACTCTTTAGCATCATATATACTTATTGCCGCTTGTCTAGTATTAGAGTTTTGTCTAAGCATAGCACATACATAGTCTATTTGATTATTACGTTGCCATTGATAACCATAATTAGAATTAACATTACGATTCTTATCGGCCATTTTTTCCCATATAGGTGGTATCTTACCGTAAATATCACCTAATTTGTCTATGCTACGATCACCTGACTTATACCATTCCCATTCAGCTTTAGCATATTCTAAGCTCCAATTACGCTCTTTGTTTGTAATGTAATTATCCATAGGATTTTTTATTGTAAAACCTATATTGAACAAAGCTTTTGTATTATCAAAGTCTACACCATAAACTAGTATTCTATTAAGTTGATAAGCATAAGCATCTTCTGCGTTTTCAAAAATTGTTTTAATCATATTTTTAAATCTTTTAAGTCATTCCAATCTCTATAAGAATTTATTTTAAGTTTATTAATAGTAGGTTTATTTGCATTACCAGCTACACTAAAAAACCAATCTCCTTTTTTTCCATATTTACACATATAGTGCCACCCTTTTGAATCATAGCTTGACTCGCAATTAAATTTATCTGGTATTAAATCTGAAAGACTATTAAAAGGTTTATGATAACTATAAAAATCAGCACGACCTAATTCCCCTTGTTGTATATTTCTAGCAACAGCAACTGCTTTAAATTTTGTGTCAGGTAAAGCTATTTGCATAGATCTTTGTAAAACACCTGTGCTAATTACACTCCACATTGTTTCAGGATGTTTATTATTTTTAAAAAAATCATAAATAACTCTTACTCCTCCTGCAATAACATGTGGATGATTTAAACCTAATGGAATAAAAAATGCACTAATTTTGTCGGCATATTCTTTTGCATACTTATTAGCATTTGGCATAGCAGCTATTCTAACAAATTTTGCCTCTGCACCTAACTCAATACAAAGAGCTTGATGATCACTAACTTCTTTTGAAGCTGGCATTATTAATGTTAACTTCATATTATACTCTTTACATAACCAAGCTAAAGAGATACCTGCATAACCTCTTCTAGGTTGAACATATACTATATGTTTGACGCCTAACTCTTGTAGTCGCTGCATTAAAAACTCTGCTGACCTGGCTTTATATCCAACACTGCAAGCTTCTGATTCATCTATTACGTTAAATCCATTTATTTGTTTAACTACAAATGGTTTAAATGAAGATTTAAAACCACTAGTAAAACTTAAATATTCTTCTAAAGTATATTTATTTAAGTCTTTATTTTCTATGTAAGTTTGTTTATTTAGAAACATTGTTATAATATTTTATTCCGTTATTATATTCTATATGATGTTTACTTTGAAAATTATTTTTGTATCTTATAAAATCACAAGCCACATCTTCCATGTCATATTTAAAGCTATGACCGCCTGTCAAATTACATAAGTGGTCAAGACAATCGTTAGTTGTTTTTATATTAGAACCTATTCCTTTTGTATTAGGAAATATTTCTCTTAAACATTTTTTCGCGTTAGATCCAACATAAACTCTACTATCTCTAGTTATTATTTCAGGAAAGTATTCAGCTAAGTCCATTGCAAATGCACACAAAACAAAATTTTGTCTTTTATATCCTCTTCTTAATAACCACTCATTACCTAAGTCCACTACCTCATAAATTTCAATGCCTGACATATTATCTAAAATATATAAAACTAAGTTATAACTATCATCTAAAATAAAATTTCTTAATCCTTTAGGAATCATTGGTAGTAAATAACCTTTATTATCACTGAATTTTTTATCAGGTAAATCATCAATCCATTCTTTAAAATTATCTCTGCCGTTTAGTAGACTGTCAACTATCCAAAAATTACCAAATCCGTGAGTGCCATAAGGATGATTAGTTTTAGGAAAATAATTAATACCGCTACCGCATAATCTAAACAAATAACATAATAACATAAAATCAAAATCATTAACATCAGTATGTTTAAACCATTTACCATTTCCTTTTGGATCTGTTTCTTTAAGTCTAATAGCTTCTAACAAACTACTAAACGCTGCATATCTTCTATTTACTACATCGTATATTGGTACATGCCATATTAAATCGTCATTAATATCTTCTTTAGACCAATCGTATCCTTGATATAATCTTTCTTGATTTAACTTTGCTTTACTATAATAACGTTGGAACTCTTGTATCATTTATAAAAGTGTTTTTATGTAAATAATAATCTGGTCTAATGTGTACAGATTGTCTTGCTTCCATACAGTTAAAATGTAATGGGTAATCTAACCACATCTTTTGTACTTTATATGGATGATTATGATCAATAGAATCTTTAATTAGTATATTAAATAAGTTAACTAAATTTTGTCTTTCTTCTTTACTACCATAAAATGGTTGTCCTTTATACATTCCTGAACCTGGTATCTTTCTTGATTCATCTTCAATAGGTAATAACTCTTGAATAGTTACATTAATATCTGGACTTATTTCTGCAATAAAGTTTAACAATCTATTAACTAACAATAAAACCGCTTGCCCTGGGTTTGGTTGACGCATCAAATGAAATCTAATATCTATATTCCCAAAATACAAAGTTAAATCAGTGGTATTTTCTTTATTAAAATACTTGTAAGGTTCTTTTAAAAAACCATGTAATGTTTTACCGTCTAGTCTATTTATCCCCCAGCCTGGTTTGTAAATAGATAACGAATGAGAATCTCCTAATATTAACTTATTATCGATAGTGCTTCCACAAAATACCTGTTTACTTGGAATAGTTGTTATTTCTTTTCTTTTTAATAATGATCTAAAATCAATTGGCTCGTTAAATGTAAATAATAATCCTTTGTACTTATTTAACTCATGTAAATAATCTAAAGTCTTTTGTTGTACACCTCCAAAAAAATTCCATACATCTTTCTTGTAATTTATTCCGTTGTTTATAATAACAGTTGTAAATTCATGTATTCTTTTTGGTTCATTAATTAATTCTATATTATAATTTGATTTGCTACTAGCAATACTTTTTAGACAATAAGTCCAACCAGCATTATGGGAATTCATTCTAGTTGGAACGTTACCAAGTAGATTAATCATACAAGAGTTATATTTCATTGTGTAAATTATTTAATGCCCCTAAATATGCAACAGCATCGAGCAGGTTATCTTCTTTGTGATTATAAGACTCTCTAGATAGTTTTAACGCAACCATGCACATATACATGTCTTCGGTAGTTATGTCTTTACCTGTTGCGCCTGATGCTATCATAGCAGCTCTTTTCATACCTTCAGAAAATGGCCCGTAAGTCCTTTCTTTTTCTTCTGATCTTAAATTAATAATTTCGTTTGCTTTGTTTAATATATTACTCATGTTCTTAGTTTTAAAAGATTATAACATTGTATGTATTTTAATTTTGCTTTTGATTTATATATTGTTTTAAATAACTCATATGTTTTTTTTGTAAATTGATAATGTGTGTTACAATCTTTAAATAGTTTCTTTGCATATGCTTTACCATAACCTTTACAGTAGTTTACATTGTCTGCTGAATCTCCAACTATCATTTGCTCATAGAAGTTATATAAAGCCTCGTAAGGACTTATATCTATTATCTCTTGGTGTTTGTAGTGATAGTTATACATAAGGCAAGGTAGTTGCTTATAATCCTTGTCAAGTGATACTATTATTACATTGTTGTGTCCTAACTCGTCTGTTAGTGTTTTCCAATACGTTGCAACTAAATCATCTGTCTCTACACCATAAGAGTTTTTAGTAGAGTATATCTCTGCTATGTGTTCGTGCATCTCAAATAGTAATTTAGGATGTTCTTGTTTCTTTCTGTTTGCTTTGTAGTTTGGGTCTAGTAGTTTTCTAAAATTACCTTTGCTATTGTTAAAAGTAATTACTCTTTCTATTTGGTAGGTTTCTTCTAGTCTATTTACAATTGACATAAATATCTCATCAAACTTTCCTATAGCTTCATCTAGTATGTCATCAACACCACAGCAAGATGAATAAACTAAACTGTCTGCATCAAATAAAACTACCATTGTTCTTCAATTATTTCTATGGCTTGAGTTTCTAACTCATCAATTACTTCTTGTTCTAGTATGTCTATAATGTCTTGTCCTCCACATAGCACTTTAAAACAATTAAAATCACTACTAAAATCTGGATACATATAACTTCCATCTTGTCCTTTTTCATATTCTCCCACAACAACTAAAGCTATGTTGTCATATTCTATTGTTACTTCTTTTTTCATTTTGTTTTGTTTTGTACAAATATAAACAATTTTGTTAATATATACTATTTTTCTTTATAATCTTTTGTTGCTTTAGTTAAAAATTTATCTATCACGTCTATTTTTTTTGAGTGCTTTTCTATTGCTACGTATAAAGTTGCTACTGTTGCTTCTAGTATCTTAAATCTTTCTTTGGTTGTATATTTTTTGTTTTTCATAATTCCATTAGTTCATTAATTACTGTATGCCCTCCTAAAACTACTGCACAAGCAATAGCTGGTTTTTTACCTCTTTTAGCGTATGCCATAGCGTAAGCAGTTGCATCTATACCACATCCTACCTGACTACCAAATACTTTAAAGTTTTGACCTACATACCATTCTGTATAACATTGGGTGTGTAAGTGTCCTTGTATTGTACTTTGCATATCTGCCCTACATTTCATTCTTGCTGTTCCAGCTTCTCCGTGTATATACTGTACACCATCAATTACAACTCTATCTACAAACTTCCATTGTGGTACTTCTAGTACATCTTTGTAAGCCTTTATCCATTTTTTTGGCACAGCACTTGTTTGTGCTTTACGCATTATTAGTCTATCATGATTTCCAATTGTTACGTGTGCTTTTGGAAAAGTATTATACCAGTTAGCTATTTTACTTATCGCAAGTTCTAGTTCTTGACCACCACCAAGTCCGTCAGCATCTGATTCGTGGTATGATGAGTAATGATTATCAATCACATCTCCTATAAATACAACTCTGTTACAATTGTACTTTGCATAAGTTTCTTGACAATGTTCTAAATAACCATCTAAACAAAATGGCTCGTGTAAGTCTCCTATAACAAGCACTCTTGTTTCTTTCTTGGTTATGTTCTCGTAAGCTATTTTTTTATTTCCGTTAATGCGAGGTCTAATTTCCATAAGTTTTATATAAAGAGTTTAATTCATTAGTTATAGTTCTTATACAACTCCCGCAAGATGTCATTACTTTTTTATCATTAAATACTCTGTTGTATATTTTTAATAATTGTTTTTGTTCTGATGGGTTTACTCTAGTTCTGTTTTGTGCAAACCATTCTCTTAAATAAATATATTCATCTTCTAGTAAGCACTTTGGTCTTTTATATCTAAATGCCTTATTTAGTGCTACTTGTCTTTCGTCACAGCCACAATCTTCTCCAGCTATAAATTTTACAGCTTTAGCTATTCCAGTAGCTTCAGTAATCTTAGCAATGGTGTCTCCTAACCCTTTTGATTGTTTGTCATAATTTGCTTTCCAATCTTTGTACTCTTTAGTACGTTTGTCTTTTGGTTGTTTCATATTAAATTGTAATCTTCGTTTTTAAAATCTTCGTAGTCTTCGCTAAATTTATCTCTTATTTTATCTTTGCCTTTTTTTAATGTATGAAATATATTTACTGGACTTATTGAGGTATCTTTAGCCATACCTCTAATGCTTAATTCAGTATCTCTATATAATTTATAAATACTTTTATCATACCAATGCCAGTTTTCTAATTCTTGATCTATCTTTTTACATAATTTCCAAAAAGCCTCTTCTTTATCTAAATCATTATTATCAGTAAATTTATCAAAATCCTTTTGAGGTATTTCTATAAAATCTTTATTTTTAAAAAACTCTTCTATTTGTATTTTATTTATTTTGTTTTTTGAATTTATATAGCTTAAAAAAACAGAACGTATTACAAAATACATATAGCCTTTTGATATAATTCCATTATTAAATAATTTTTCTTCGCTTGCATACATATGTAATTTTATATAAGATTCTTGTACTATGTCTTCAGCATAGTCTTTTGCTCCTAATGTTTTTGCTATTTGTACCCACTCTTTATGATATTTTGCTACTTTATTTAACCAATTTGCCATATTTAAAAACTTACACCTTTTAAGGGATTATATAGATCTCCAACTATCTCAGGTAGACCTATGTCGTTAACTTTAAAGCTAAATGTTTCAAAAGCGTAACCTCTGCTTCGTTTGCATTTAACTGTTATCCAATCCTTGTTTACTGTGTTTGTTTCTAATTGTATTTGAGTCTCTGTCTTTTTTTCTAGTAAAGATCCAAGATGTCCTGTGGGTTTGTCGCTACCAAAATTACTATGTATTACTGTAATTATATGACAATTAAAACGCTGACTCCACTCCATTAACTTCTGCGCAACCTCGTTACTCTGCTCTAACGAGTTTACATCAGAAACCAAATCAGCTATGCCATCAATGACTACTAAACCTACTTTACCTTGTTCTATTTTTTCTTTTAAATAATACTCTATAAACTGTACTCTTTGTTTAAAACCTACTGTTCTTAAACCAAATGTGTGATAGCAACCTAAATCTTGTTCTTGGTTCATATCTACAACTCTTCTAAATACTCTTTGCGCATGAAACTTACCTTGCTCAGTATCAAAGTGTATCAGACATTTATGATCTCTATGTCCTCTTAACTTTCCACCAAATTTGTTTTTGTTTCCTAAATATACAGAAGCTAATAAACTAATAAAGAAAGTCTTTTTGGTTTTTGGAGGCGCTTGCACAAAACTAAAGTTGCCATACGTTCCAATCGGAATTGGTAATGTTTTTAAGCCTTTAAGTGTTTGTATAGTTGTTACTCCCATAGATATTGCTACTGGTGGATATTCTACTATGTCATTAGTATTTATTACACACTCTTCTTCTAAGAGTTGCATAAACATTTTCTGTTCTTCGGTCATAAAAAAAGGAGGGCTTTTACACCCTCCCAAATATTAAAATGGTAAATCTACATTGTTGTCGTTGTCTTGTGGTTGAGCTTCTTGCTGTGCTTTAGTAGACTTGCCGTCCGTCCAAACTACTTTGCCATTTCCGATGTATTGCTTTGGCTTTTTAGCTTCTCTTTCTTCTTTTGTTTGTGAATCAAAGGCTGATACGTTTTGACCGAATTGATTAGTATCATCGTTTACACTTATTGTAAAGTTATAGTAAACTCCTTTTTTTCCTTTTACAAATTTTTCTTTTGGTAGATTTTCTACGTTAATGTTTAAATTGATTAATGATGCCATTGTTATTTATTTAAGTTTATTAATTTATCTTTATTTACTTTTTTAAAATCTTCTGATTCGTCTTCTCCAAATACCCCTAACTCATAAAAGCCAGTTAGTTTTAGTACTGCTCTTGATAAAGCTCTTTTCTCTGCCATTTCAGCTACATACCAAGTGTTACAATTACCATCTTTGAATGAACCACCTTTTAATGCAGAGCCAAAAGTTTCTATATTAGTATTAGGTTTTGTGCTAATATAAGCATTTGCTTTAAATACTGCAAAGTTTGTTTCACACTTTATGACTTCATAGGTAATAGCAATGTTTTCTTTTGCTTGTATCTTTTCAATACCTTTTCTTGTAATAATTACATAGTGCTGATGTTTATATACATCTTCTTTTGTTAGTTCGTACTTCTTGTAAAGTTCTAATAGTTTTTCTCTGTTCATCTTATTTTATTATTTGTTTTACGTTTGTTTTAAACTCATAAAATTCTTGAGTCTGTTTTCTTATTTCTTGTTTAATGTTACTGTTATTTAATCTTAATTCTCTATTTTCAATATGCATCGAATTTATATAAAAATACATTTCACTTAATGCTTTCATATATTTATCAGCTTCTTTAGGTTTCTTTTTGTTAAACTCTAACAATAAGTTAGCTAATAACTCGTAATTAGTATGAAAGTTAATCTCTTGTAAAGTCATTCAGCACTTCTTTTTTTACTATATTTTTGTATGATTCTGGACATCCATCATCACATAATTCAAATATAAATGTTTCTAAATTAGTTATTCTTGTATTTGCTTTACATAGTTCTTTTTGTAATGCATCTATCTGCATATTTTTAAAAGTGTATAAGTCTCTTACTGTTTCGTGTATAGGTTCGTTTTTCATATTATAGATTGCTAAAGTTATTAATTTCTACTCTAACGCCAGAACCATTACGTTGTTCTAAAATACATTTGTTGAATAAAGAATATCTAAATGCTTTAAAGTAATCAGTCTCTTTAATTTGATCTCCTTGTTGTGTGGTAATAATGTAATACATATTGTCTTGTTTTAATGTTATATGTAAATGTAATACTTTTAATTTAATTAACAACTATGTTTATAAAAAAAATTAAAATAAAAAAAGAGGCTAACCGAAGCCAACCCCTTTTCAGAAAACAAAACAAAACAAGAATTATTTTAAGTTAGTTAGTAATTTATTGTAATATTCTATCATTTCTTTTATTCTAATATCACTAAATTTTGTGATTTGTCTACTTTTATTTTGTAAATCTTCAGCAGTTCCTTCTCCGTATGCTTCTTCTAAATATCTACCAAATTTATATTGCTCTCCATATCTAAATACGTTACATCCACTGCATTGAACTTGTACATTTGTTTCATCGTATCTTGTAGAGTAATGCTTTCTACTCATAAAGTGTCCAGCTTGTAACTCTTTCCAATGTGCTTGTTTACCACAAGTAACACATTTTGTAATTCCATTAACTGCAAATCTTCTTCTTATATATTGACTAAAAACATTATCAAGTTTTTTTATTAAGTTTTTTCTTGATGGTTTTTTAGGCATTATATTATCTCGTTGTCTATTTGCTGTATTAAGTAACGTAAATCTTCTTTACTGAATTTACCTTCTATCGTTTCTTTGTATGTAGATAGTTTTAAATCGTAGTATTCAGATTGGTTTTCGTGTCTTCTAATTTTTACTCCTATGTTCATAGTATAAATATAACATTTTTTTATTTAAAAAAAAAGTAATACATTTGAAATTTTTAAATTATTATTATCATTTTTATAAATATATATATATTAAAATTATTATAAATATTAAATTATAAAGATATATGAATAATATTCAAATTTATTTGGCTACCTTCTAGTTTTTTCGTAAGACCTTCCACCAAAATAAGCACCGACTATTAAAGACAATAGTCCAGTAATGTTTTCTAAAGAATAATCTAAATACCAACCTATAACATAAGCAACTGAAAAGAATATTAATGTAAGTGGTCTAACATTCTTTGAGAGTTTATTATCAGAATTTAAATCTGCTTCCCATCGTTTAGTTACCTCTTGCATCTCTACCATATCCATTTCTAGTAGTTTTAAGGCTTTTTCTTTGTCTTCTGGTGGTAATGACTCATCTTTGTCTATAAGTCCTTTAACAATACCTAAAATGCCATTAGAAGGTAATGCATCTCCTAGTGTATTAACTATGCCAGAACCATTGTTTAGTAAAAATTTACCTACTTTTGTATCTTTAAATTTCTTCGCCATAACCCCATTTAAAATGTAAACAAATAAATATTAAGTAAAAATTCAGTTCTTCATTGTCTTCTTCATCTAATGCTGGATGATATTCCCAACCTAACATTAAACCTTTTTCAATAATAAAACTAAAGCCTATAAACATATTATAATTTTTTTTGATAATCCCATCTAGCTCTTTCTCCTCTTATATCGTAATGTACAAAAGAATCGTACAAACCTAATCCACCTTGTAACATATCTCCGTTTTCTATAAGTCTTTCTATTGTCTTATATACTTCTAATGGAGATAATCCTTTTATTGCAATATCAGCAGCCTTACCCATTATATGTTGTGAGGTTTTAACGCCACCTACCTTTGCATTATATTCTTCTGACCTATATGCAGAATTAATGTGTATAGGCTTTTTTAACTCATCTCTTAATACTTGTAATTGATTAGCAACTTTAACAATATTATGATATACATTTATAGGCATTTCACAAACACCACAATCGCAGTTACAATCAAATTCTTCTTTAGTAAAGTTTTTTGTCATTGTATTTTTTATTTAATTTCTTTTAAAACTGAATATATTTCCTCTATTTCTTTTTCCATATACTCAATCTTCAAGTCTTGTCTTCCATCTGCTGGCAAAGCACCTAATTCTCCTCTTGGCCATTTAATTCTAAATTCATCATTTAAACTTTGGTTGTATTGCAATCTAGCTACGTCCATTTGTAGTGTGGCTATCTCTGCTGTTAATGTAAACCAAACTCCTGCAATAGATAATATACCAACTATAATTCCAATTAAACTTTTTAAATCAAGTTGTATTTTAGAGGATTCCTCAAGTTCTAAAGCTTTAGACATTACTTTTTGTTTTTATTCATTAAATACCATTTTTGTAAAGTATATCCAATGGTTATAAGCAAAAGTGCGATTTTAAGTATTATATCTATATCAGTTAATGATATACCTAAAGTTCCCATATTTATAAATAATGTTTTATAATCTTGTATCATTTTAATTCTCTTTTTTTTGTTTAACTAATGGAGCAGAAACAGAATTATTATTTATAGTAGGTTTTATTCCAATAGGTGTTATTATGACAGGTCTGTTTGGTTTTGGTTTATATGGTCTAATTATTACAGGAGGATTATTGTAATAATTGTAAGGGTGTTGATTATAAGAATTTCTATAATAATAGTTATTATATACTTTTGGTCTTAAAGAATTTACATCAATTAGAATTGTATCTCCTTGATTAGTTACCCCTAATACTTTTACAAAGGTAAAGCCTACCTCTGTTGATGCGCAACCATAGATTAATAAAATAAAAAAGAATACTAAAATCTTTCTCATTTCTTATTTTTTTTAAAAGCATCATAACAAATAGCTATTGCTTGGTTTTTATCGTGATAAGGCATAAGCATAGGCACGCAACGAATCATAAAATCGCTTTGCTTTTCTGCTGGTTTAGGATTAGGAATCGGCATACTTAAATCCTTTAAATTGGTGGCATCCTTCCCCTTTAACGCTTACTTCAAATTCTAACCAATCTTCAGATTCTTCATACCAAAGAGCATCTACTAAATAACCAGAATCTCGTAAACCTAGTCTAGCAAATAAATTATCTGAACTAGATTGTTTATCAATAAACTTTTCAGCTAATGCTTGAGTAGGAAAAACATATTTCCCTACTCTAACAGATTTCTTTTTACTTTTTTTCTTTGTTACTTTTTTCATCTTTAGGTATTGACTCATTTAAGATTTTAACAATCTCCTGTGCTTGTGGTAAATAAGCAATAGGTAGAGAATTAATAACTTGATTAACCTTTTGAATTTGTTCTTCTGTAATTTTCATAATATAGTTTTTTAAATTTGTATTAAATATACAAAAAAATATTTATATTACTCTGCTCCTCCAATTTGCATTTGCACAGAAGAAGGGTTTATTTCTTGTTCTATTTGTGCATCTAAACCAGCATATAATGAAGCTACTTCTTCTTCTCCCATTGCTTCTTTAGTCCAAGCTTCTACATCAGCTTCAGTTAAATCAGCGAAAGGAATAAAAGAGCCTTCTGGTGCTGGTACTACTTGAGTTCCATATACACTAGCAGAGTAAAATTCATCTTCAGGGTTTTTTTGGTCAGAAGTTGCTAAAACGCTCCAATGTACGTTATATACTACATCGCTGTTACCACCTTCGCTAGGGTGTACATCTACTGTTTTACAATTCCATTTATAAGATTGTGCCATAATTTTAATTTATTTATTTATTTATTGTTATTTATTTTTTTTCGCATTGACATTCTAAAGCTTCTAATTTTGCAGATAGTTCTTGTATTGACTTAACTAATAAAGGAACTATTTTAGAATAATCTACTGATTGCATTTCTTCTGCATCTTTTTCTCCAGAAACTGCTTGTGGTAATACTTCTTCTAACTCGTGAGCCATAACACCATAAGACCTAGACTTATCTGCTTTCCATTTGTAATCGTAAACAGGTATTTTAGAAACTAAATCTAAACCTTCAAAGTCTTGTAAATCTTCTTTTAATCTATAATCTGAAGTTGTGTTATAAGCAATTGTATTAGCGTTAGCCAATGTAATACTTCCAGCAATTACACTATCATTGTAAAATGTAGTTAAAACACCAGAAGTATCAGTTCCACCACCACCAGAGTTAGTAACCATATAAGCACAAGTTCCAGTTGTTTTAACATACATACCATTCGCTCCAGTTCCATATATTGTAACTCCTTGTGTTTCTTTTGCTGTTGTGCCAATTAATAAATCTCCAGCCGAAGTTAGTCGCATTCCTTCTGAATTATTAGTTCTAAATGCCATTGAGTTATCTGAATTATTATAACTAAAACCACCAATATCTGCACTATTTTCATCTCCAAAATTTAACAAAGCAGTAGATGAGCTTCCTGAATAAATACCAACTCTTGCAATACTTGATGCTGAACTATTATTAACAAAAGCCCCTACCCATTGAGAGGCAGAAAAACCACCAGTTGGCAATACACCAGATTTAACTACTTCAAGGTTTGTGCTCGGTGTCGCAGTACCCACGCCCACATTTCCAGAACCATCAATACGTAAACGCTCTAAATTATTTGTAAAGAATTGCATTGAATTTAAAGTATGACCATATTGTATTAAACCTTTGTATTGGTCATTTACACCTGTACCATCAGCAAAAGCTAAATTACCAAAAGCACTAAAGCTAGATAAAACCGTAATTCCGTTACTAGTAGTTAAATTTCCTAAAACAAGATTTTGTGCCGAAACACTTGTAAAAGCATCAGGGTTGGAAACACCCAGACCCAAATTACCTGAAGAATCTAGCCTCATTTTTTCTGTGCCACTAATATTAAAATGAACATCTTGAGAATCAAAATCTAAAGTTTGATATGCAGAGCCAGTTCTGTCATAAGATAATAAAGTTACTCTATCTTGCGATGTTTGTGGAATAAACTCTATTCCAGCACTAGAATTATCAGAAACAACAAGTTTTGTTTGTCCTGTTGCTTGAATTGTAGTTCCTATTACTAACCTACCTGAAGAATCGAGCCTCATTTTTTCTGTACCACTAGTAAACCATTGATGAGTTATAGCTCCTGTTGAGTTTTTTGATTGTAAGTAATCAGTAGATACAAAAGTTCCGTTAGATTGCCTAGTATTAAACAGCAAAGAACCTCCTGAATTTTGAATCTCTGTTTTGTTAAAAGTTGCAGTTGCATCTGTATCTTGTAAAATTAAAATTGGATTTGTTGATTCAATATTTACATTTCCAGTAAATACTCCACCACCTGTTACTGATATACCTGTGCTTGTAGTTTCAAATTTCTTTGTTCCATTATGATATAAATCAACTGAAGAATTAGCATTTGCTATAATAGCATTTTCGTTTTCATTAACTCTAATATATAAATTAGAAGAATCTATATATAAATTTCCTGTTCCAGCATCTCTAATGTTTGAATGTGTACCATCGTGATATATTTCTAAATCATTTCCAGGATTTCCATAAATAGATTTTACATTGTCATTATGAATAGTATTACCTACCATTGTACCACCAGCTAAAGGAAGGAAAACTCCTGTACCTCCACCAGTTACAAAGTTTGCTGGTGTTATTTGAACATTCTCTGCTCCATTATACCCTACAATGTGAGAT